TAAGAAAATATCCCGTATACTAGGGTCGATGCCCTCGATTGGATCCTTTAAATTCCGCTTCGGGCCTGGCTCTACGACCTCTATAAGAAAGCGGGAGGCGAACCCGCAGAGGAAGTTTTCACAAACGCCTAGGTGTAGCCCCGAATTCCTTCGTCACTGGTCTTTTCCGTCTGTTGTTCGCGAGTTTCTGCCGTGGCTTGACTGCCATCAGATCTCAGAACGCATTGACGAGGAAGGCTATTTATGTGGCACTTATCCTTTCATTGAATCACTGGGTAAGTTGGATTTCGTCCCTAAGAACGCAAAGACCTACCGAAGTGTTGTTGTGGAACCCACTTTTAACACGCTTCTCCAAGCGGGTACGGGTGATTACATGACAAGTAGGCTTTTGCGGGCAGGTATTGACATCCGCGACCAGAGCAAAAATCAAAAACTTGCTCGGGTCGGGTCGGTCACTGACCAGCTTGCTACGCTGGACCTGCACGCTGCCTCAGACTCCATTTCCACTCAACTGGTTAAATTTCTTCTACCAGAAGAATGGTTCGACTGGCTTAATGCCATTCGGAGTCACTCTGTGATCCTAAACGGTCACTCCAGGTTTGACTTACAGAAGTTCTCTTCTATGGGAAATGGTTTCACCTTTCCCTTGGAGACACTCATCTTCTGGGCACTGACTGCGTCTGCCTGCGATGGCAACGTCGACAGTGTTTCTGTTTACGGCGACGACATAATCTGCCCGCGTGAGCGGTCTGATGACGTCATCGGTATCCTTACAATGTGTGGCTTTAAGATTAACCTCGAAAAGTCATTCGTAGAAGGTCCGTTCAGAGAGTCATGTGGCTGCGATTACTACAAGGGTATAGATATACGCCCCTTCTACCAAAAAGAGCCGGTAGATTGTAGGGCCCTCTTTCTCCTTCACAACTTCTACTTCCGGGATTTTGAATTTCGGAGAGCAGAAGCAGTTTTGGAGTACATTCCTGACCATCTACGGATCTTCGGACCCGATGGTTTCGGTGATGGCCATCTTTTAGCACAGGATTGGCCTCGCCGACGTACAACACTTCTACGTAGGTCAGGATGGGGAGGTTACTTCTTTGACACATTCCGCCTGTTGGGAGAAAAGCAAATTTCCCTATTTCCAGGTGATTATGTCACACCACTCTACTCTGTTTATGTAAGACACAGAGATCCGCTTGCTGAAGAACTCCGAGACCTTTTTGAGATCCCGGAAATCCCCTTTAGCGGGGACGGGCGTCCCTACTGGGCGCAACCCGGCAC